TTCCTATACCAACTTTTAAGGTTGTTGAAAGACCAGTTCTTGCCGTATTAACGATCCAGGCTTCTGTTGAAAATCCAACAATATTACTTAAGGTACTACCATCACCAAAATATGAAGTAGCAGTTACAATACCATTCGAGATAGTAACTGCTGTTCCAATTTTAACATCAGAATAAAATTGAGAATCACCAGTTACTGCCAGAGTTGTTGTCGTCGTTAATCCATTAATTCTAGCAGTTCCATAAACATCTAAAAGTTGCTCTGGTGCCGAAGTTCCGATACCAACATTTCCAATAGAGTTTACTACAAAGTTATCTACATCAACTTGTACTCCCTCTTTAAAATTAAATCTCTTATTATAATTTGCCATCTTATAACTTTTTTAGTTATTTATCTTGTAACCTTTGTTCCAAATTTTCAACCTTACTAGAAAGTTCTTTAATAGACTCTACAAGTAATGGAACGATCTTTTGATAATCAACAGCAAGGTATCCATTATCTCTAGTTACAATCAATCCTGGAAGTCCCAGAGACTCAACTTCTTGTGCAATTAAACCAGTATCAGTTCCTCGTTTCTTAGACTTATCATTCCATTCAAATGTATTACCACTGATTGAAACGACTTTTGCAAGTGGATCTTCAATTGGTGTAATGTTGTCCTTTAATCTTTCATCAGAAGAATAGAACGCAGTAATATCATCAGTGACACTCAAAATACCTGTAATGGTAGTATTTGTCTGAATAGCAACGACATTATCTGCCGTTCCATCTGCATCCAATTTGAGATCACCAGATATAGCACTAATTGTATTATCAACATTTCCAATTTTTACATTTTTGGAAATAATAGTATCAGCAGTTAATGTAGATCCAATACCAACACCACCAGATACAACAAGTGCTCCGGTTGATGTGTTTGTTGAAGCAGTATCCTTATCAATTTGTACAGTATTAGTTGTTTTAACTTGTCCTGTAAAATTAGAAGTTCCTTTTGCCCTAATCTCATTAGTAAATGTAACGGGACCATCAAACTGTGAAAGAATTTGATTAGAATCTCCACCCTCAACAACCAATCTTTCTTTAACAGTAATTTCATCAAATACAGAACTTAATCTCGAAGGAGCTTCTCCCGTAACAGTTGGAATGGGAACATCAAAAGATGTTTCTTCACCAGTCGCAGATGATTTCTTAGTATTACCAATATAGAAATCACCTCTATTATTCATACCGGTATAAACAACGATACCAGCAGATCTTTCTTGTGATTGTGAGAGGAATTCTTCTCTTTCTGTAAGAGTTTTGTTCTGAACTTGCGGAAGACCCGTAGAATAGTTACCAGGACCATATCCAAGATATTCAAATGTATGACCAGAAGCACGAAGAATAGATGGTCTACGAAATTCAATGGGAATTGGTTTAATTCTTCTAACAATACTTCCATTAGCACCAGAAGTGTGACTTGCCTTAAGAGTTCCCAGAACACCTCTTATTATGTTTAAATTGGAACCATTAATTTCCTTGACCATTACAATTTCATCATTATTATCATTGATATCATATATTTGAATATATGAACCAACTGGGAATGCTTTTGTTGCATCTCCACCATTATCTAAAGTAACCGTAATACTATCATCTGTGATCGAGGTGAGAGTTCCTGTTATATTATCATACAGAGTTATACCTCTAATAGAACGATTTTCGTTAGAAGCATCTGATACCGCATTATTTGCAGATAAACCATGCTTTAAAATATAACCAGAAGAAGCACTGATTGTCGAATTAACATGAATTTTTATTTCAGTATTATTTTCATTTGAAGCAGCAATAAAATCTCCAAGATTATTGTTATTATTATCAGTCAACTTAAATTTACTTCCAGACAACAATCCGTGTGGTTTTGTTGTTGTTATGGTAGTAACACCTGCCTGAGTAGTTGCTGTAAAATCTAGTGATGTTCCAAGAACAATTCCATACTGATCACTAGTAATTTCTGGATCACCTGTTGTTCTACCAACAGAAATAGATGATGTTGTGTCAACGGATGTAATTCTATAATATCCATCAGATGTGGTGCCAGCACCAGTAAATTGTATTACATCACCAATTGCAGAAGATATACCTGAACTTGAAAGTGTTAATGATCCTCCAGTCCCAATTCCAATTCTTGAAGCATCAAAATATACAGTTTCTCCAGGTCTATATGAAGAACCTGCAGATACAATATGAACATTATCAATATTAATACCATTATCAACTTTCACATGAGCTGTTGCTCCTCTCCACCCAGGTCCAGAAGCACTTCCATCAAGTAACTTTACATTATAGTAAGTTCCATTAGCATAATTTACAATTGGTGGTGTAAGGGATCCGGTTATGATACCAGCAAGACCATGTTGTCTTGCAAATGTAACCGTATTAGTGCTGACAGATGAAATTTCTAATCCAACTCCTAATGCTGGTAAAGTCTTATCGATGGTTTCTTTTGTAAGACTTTTCTTGACATCATTTGTAGAAACTTTTCCGAGAGGAGATCTCATGGCAAATGATTTAGATGCTCTTGGGTTGTCATCTAAATTATCTCTATCCAATTGAGGATAAAGATTAACAACACTCTGACTATATTTTAAATCTGTAAATTCTGAAGGAACAGAATAATCTGCATTCAAAGCATAAATGTGATAGATACCATCTCTATTTTCATCTGATGTAGAACTATATTCTGAGATTACTTCATTTCTATACACATACAAGTTTTTCTGCATATCATTCTTCTCAAACCTTGGAAGATTTTCATCTCTTGTGTTTATAGAAGAAGCAGTAAATGTTCCTGCAGTTTTTGAAGAAGTATATTGAAATTCCATATCACTGTTAACTGCAGATACAGTGAATGTTCCGTTAAACCCACTATTAGCAGTACCAACTGTATTATCAGAACTCTTCACATTCTTGACAATAATTTGATCACTAACATTCAAATTGTGAGGTATTTCTGCAAGAACAGTTACTGTTCCAGAATCATATGAGCAAGTAGATATCAATCTCAAATTACGATTAAATCCACCATATCCATCAACACCTGTAGCATCAGAGGGATCACTAATACCAATATTAGGATCAGGAATTACCGCATCAGTTCCTCTACGATACCCAGTATTACTAGATTCTTGAATAATAAATCCTGCTTCGGGTGTTTTTCCATTAACAGATTCTTTTGGAACTACGACTCTTAATTTATAAAGTCTTTCGTCTAAACTTCTTGTGTCAATAATCCTTTTAATATAAGTTGCCGAAGTTTCTGATCCTAGTGCTGCTACGGCATCATTAACACTATCATATCCACTGATTTTTGTAAAAATCTCACTCCCAGCATTAGTATTAATAAAAAACTTGTTATTATTCGAATCAAATTGTACTGGATGCCCCTGATCACCACTTTCCTTATCAGATACTCTACTTAAAATTCTAAGATTTGTTCCTCCATGTACTGTAATAGAATTTCCAATACCAGCATCATTTTTAGATGCTGCCAGTGCAATTGAATTAGTACCTGCATTTATAGCAAAATATACAGTGGATTCTTCAATATTTTCCGGTAAATCGCCATCATCACTGATCATGATGACTTTTTCTTCAGATTTGAAACTGTGTCCTGTTACCCCAAACACATTTCCAACTCCAGCTGCTGTTGATACAAATTCTTTTACAGCACTTGGACCAGAAGATCCATCATTATGACACATCAAAATATCTGCGGAATATGTTACATTATCAATATCAACGTATAATTTATCATTGGTTCTGGCACCAACTCTATATCCTTGTGTGAGAGCAGGTGGAAGAACTTCCTGACCACTAAATCCACTCAAATATAATCTATTATTATCATTTTTAGTATATGTTTCAGCAACATCAATTGATAACCAATTAATATTATCTTCTTCTGTTGGTACTGCTCTTGGTGGAATGATGTGCGTAATATATGCCTTATTATCTTTATCAAATGCTTCTTTCTTAAATCCATCAGAGATCAGTGATAATTGACCAAAGTTGGAGTTTGAGTTGGTAATTGAAGCATCAGAACCACTTTTTGCCTCAAAGTGTTTATTATAACCAATAGCAAATACAGATACAATCTGCATAATCGCATCATTTGTCAGTTTGATGTGAGCAGTCTCCCATCCACTTCTGTAAATTGCACCAGAA